CAATGGGGGCAGTGCAATACTTTGCGAGCCCGCCGACAATCACGGTCAATATTGCCACCTCTGCCTCAACCATCTCCTCGGGCCAGCAAATCACTCTAACTGCATCATTCCCCGGAGGCATCCCGAACTACGGTGTCGTGACTTTCACTGACACCACTACATCAACTACTCTGGGCGGCAGCCCACTCTACGTGAATCCTGCCTTCTCTGACGTGCTGCTGCTCACTCTCTCAGGTTCGGATCTTACGACCGCCGGAGCGCATACCATTACCGCCAACTACAGGGCGCTGAACGATATCGGGAGTTCGACTTCTTCGCCAGTAACCGTCACGGTTGGCGGAGGAGGCGGCGGAAACAATGTGCAGGGCGGTGGCGGACTCAGGATGGGCGGAGGTTTCGTAACAAACTGAACTACTTATGCTGTAATCTTGCTTTGGTTCAACCGACTGTCCAGTAATAGGAGATGCCGAGAGGCTGTCGGGGTTTGCATCCAACTTAGGAGAGAAAGGTGCCGGAGACGCAATCATCAACAGTAACTATTACGGTCACAGGGCCTCCCCCTACGCCGTCTGTTCTTACTGGAATTTCTCGACATACGGGAACAGAAGTACGAAATTAACTATTATTTGGAGAATACAAATGTGTAAAAATGCCCAAGGAACGGCGGTTAGCCTACTTACAGCTATCGAGCCGACTCTAAAATCCCTTCTAACTATCGAAGGGGTTATTAATACCCCGGCTGCTCAGGCTGCTCTCAAGGAATATGACGAGGCGCTGGCGGCTGTTACGGCGTGGAAGAGCGGCACCCCCGCTCAGGACGCATTGCAGGCTATCAACATTCTTCAGGCGGCAATTAATTTGCTTCCTATTCCGGCAGACTATCAGGTTCTTGCGAATGTTATTCTAGCTGGTATCCAAACCGTAATCGGAGTGCTGTCGGCAAATTCCCCGGCTCCTGCTCCTACGCCTTCGGATGCTACTGCTTCCCCCGAGGATATTCAGGCACATCACCAAGCCGAAATCGCTGCTGATACCGTCAAGAAAGTGCAGGCTCTTGTTCCCGGCTTCAAACGTAGCCTGTTTCATTCCCCAGAAGGTCAGTACAAGAAAGCTTGGAATGACGAAATTACCAAGCTTAAGCTTCCGGCTTCTTTGAAGGTTCAGTAAAACATCCCGGACTACAGTCCAGAAAATGGAAACTAAATGCCAGTTCTTCCCGGTAGTTCTACAACTAATCCAATAACGGTACAGCAACTGGCTAACCAACTCAGGGTGTATCCAGAATACACCCCTGTGTTTGGCACTTCTGGATTCACACAAGAACCTATTTTGACGATGTGTAACGATGTGCTGCAACGATTTCTTGCGGAAGGTCTTCCGTGGAAATGGAACAGGTCTTATGTTCCGAGCATTTTGACCGTTGCGTTGCAGCAAGATTATTGCACTCAACTAACTGATATTGGGTGGCTAGAGAACTGTGTTCGTATAGATATCAACAATTCTACGAACAACGGTAATCTAGCCCCCAAACCTATTTTCATGATGGAAGCTATCAGGGATTTGCAACAAACCTCTTATCAAGGCATTCCCTTCAATGTTTCCTTTATTCCTAATACGCTTGCTTTTATGGGCCAGTGGATGGCTAATACTCCCTATGGATGTGGATACGGAGTTGCTCAAATCCCCATTACCCCTATTCAACAGTTTATTGATATAAATGGAAATATTCTTTACATTGATTCAACCGTTCTTGGGTTGAATATTAATTCGCCGGGTTTCGCAGGACAACCCGTTTCGCTTCCTTCCAATAGTCCTTACGGAATTTCTGGTTCTACTGCTCCACAGGCTCCCCCCAATGCTACTCCGGGAACCAAAGTTCAAGACAATACAGTAATCTGGACAGTGGCCGACCCAAATGCGTATGCTATCCGAGTAGCCCCCCTTCCTGCTTTTTCAGGTTTGGCGTGGCTTATTCCTCCTGTGTATCAGAGGAAACCACCTACTTTGACTTCTTTGCAGGATAGAATAAACCCTATCCCTCCCGAGTTTAATTACTTGTTTCGGCAAGGGCTTCGCGCTTCTTTGTACGACCATGCTGGCTCTCCTAAAGCGGAATCTGCCTTTGCAAAATGGCTTCAAGACCTCAACACTGCCCTTCGTTCCGGCGATAGACAGACGGAAAGCTTCTCGATGTATCCGGGTGAACCCGTGGTCGGAGGCAGTCCCTATGGTTACGAAGTGGGCATCGGAGCTTCTTGGCCCTACGGCCCGACTGGATTCGGTCAGTAAATGCCTAATAATTTTCAAATCTCAGGAGCAAATCCGGCCCATCAGTCTCGATTTGCTCCTCTATGGAATTGTCGGTTTGCCACCGGAATCTGGACACAGCGTAATCCCTTGCGGGACGCCGCCAGTTCGCGTCTTGAAGAAAGGTTCTACGGAGGCCGGAACGATGGCCTTTTGGCGGGCCTTAACGTTGAAATCACCAATCGCCTTACCTTTGCCCGTAGACCCGGCTCTTCTGTATACAACTCGCAAACCTTCCCTGCAATAGATAATTTTTACGAATTTCGAATTTTTGACCCCACTACAGAAGCTATAAAGGTTATAGCAGATACAGCTAGCGTTATTTACGACGCAACCGGCCCCAGCACCAAATTTGCGATGTTCACAAAGTCGGCAGGAGCGGGGCAAGCCTACTTCCAATCTGTCGGAAATGTGCTCTATTGGGGTGACGGAGTTGACCAAAAGAAATGGGTTAATAACGCCCAAACGTGGCAACCGTCTACAAGCTTCGCCCCCGGTTCGTATATTGTTGATTCTAATAATAATATACAAGTAGCGTGGGGTGGTCAGACCTTTAGCGTCATCAGCGTTCAGGTTCTTAACAACCTTCTTTCGCTAACACTCGACCCTCAAGACCCGAATACTCCTGATAACTTGATGTTTCTTGTGGGTCTTCAGCTTCATCTTTCAGGGTTTTCCAACGCCACTTTTCTAAATGGTCAGACCATTACTATAATGTCTGTGCCTCAAGGAAACCCAGCTAGCTCTAGCAATGTTCTAACTGCGGCTTTCTCCAACCCAGATTACGGCCCAACAGTCGATACAGGCACCGCTTCGAGCGGAAACGGGGTCACAGGAGGCTCCCAGCCCTCGTGGGGAGGCTCGGGGGTCTGGACGCTGGACGGAGGGCAGCAATGGCTCGGAAAAGGCAGCAGCGTCCAAAATTGGGGCATAGCAGCCCCTCTTACTGCCCCGACTGTTACGCAATCCGTTCTACCCATCACAATCCCGGCATGGACAGTTAGTACCTATTACTCGACTTCCTATCTGATTCTGGATGAGGCTAACCACGTTCAAAAAGTCGTGGTGTTCGGCACCACCGGCTCCTTAGAGCCTGTTTGGAACGATTCGGGCGGGACTACCTCGGATGGTACTGTTACTTGGCAAGACCAAGGAGACGCAACTTATAACACCAGCACGGTTTACGCCACCGGAGCCTACGTTATTCATACCGACCTCCTCGGTAATTCTTACTTCTATCGTGCGGATACAGGCGGAACAACCAACAGCACGGCCCCAACCTTCCCTTCCAGTTTGGGGGCGGTTGTCACAGACGGCAGCGTTGTATGGGAAAACGTAGGAATTCTCCAAAGCTGGGGGAACATTACCTCCGTAATCCTTACCAATAATTTCGCTAAAATTCCCGTGCAAGGGGGCGGGTTTGTAGCTTTAGGAGTGGGACAGGATGCTCCTGATGGAAGTCTAATCGGCCTTCCGGCAGGGTTCAGCGCAAGTAACATGATAAGCTGGAACTCTCCCTGCCAAGCTAATGTGGCGCAAAGCAGCGGTGTATACCAAGCTACCAGTTTGGGAGGGTCACTATCTGCTTCTTTTCAGAACCGTTCTTCAAGCTATGGCTTTTCTGCCTCCAGCAATTGGGCGGCGGCGGCATGGGCGGGCACGGCGTCTGGGGCGGTAGTACTTTCCACTATTGGTAGTTTGCAATATGTGGCCTTTACAACTGCCCAAGGAGATGACCTTGTAATTTGTGCGGGGCCGATGAACGATGGAGATACCGTTTCTGTTCCGGCAGGATTTTCCGCATCGCAATTCCAGAATATCGTAGGGCTTAGTGGAACCGTTCCTACTGGCCACGGGATGAACATCGCCCAACAGTGCTCTCTGAATGGTTCTCTAAAACTGACAACCCTATACAATGATGATTCAGGAAATACATGGGCGGGTCGTGCCAACGTCTTTGGTATTTTCTGGAAAAACGTTGGAGGAATTACTACCCAACCTGTAGCGGGCGGAACGGCCATTTTGATTCCCTGCACTGTTTCGGATAAGTTAGCCATTATTCAAGCTGTTGTAAGCAATGCGGGAAGCTTCGGTCTTCCCTCGGGCGGGTATACCTCGGCAGTAGCAACCTGTGCTATGTCGGGGGGCGTGTTAGCCGGGAGCCACGTTGCACACGGTTGGCAATCCACCGTTACTGGATTATCATATACAGGTTTATATTTTGACGGCGGTGGAATCTATTCTTCCGGGTCAGGGAACGTTTTCGCCTTGTCGGATGTACAGGATACTACCCCGGTTAGTCAGGCTCAGGAAGTAACCGATTCCAATTCAGAGATTGAGAAAATTGTCGTAAGTGGCCTTAGTGCAACAACTGCTCCTGCATGGAGCACCACTGTAGGCAGCATAACCATTGATAACGCCGCTCAGTGGGTAAACACCGGGAAAACCACCGGGAAATGGACGCAGCCTGCTAGATGGGCTTACGCTTTCAAAAATTCTGTCACAGGGGCAGTTAGCACTGCTTCTCCGATTAGCGGCCCTCTTCTTTTAGCTGCAAATAGTTATGCTTTTGTGCAAGGGCAAGGAAGCCCCGACCCACAGGTAGATACTATTGTTATTTACAGAACTGTTCAGGGCGGCAGTACTTTGTTGTATGAGGATGAAATTCCGATTCCTCCCCCCGGCCAGCTTTGGCAGTATGTGGATGAAAACCCTGACACAGAGCTTAATCCGCTTATTACCGCTGCTATCGCTCATGCTAATGACCCGCCTCCCGTTGGTTTAGGCTACCTAACCTACCATCTAGGGCGGATTTGGGGAGCAGTGGACAACGCCGTTTACTTTTCTGGAGGGCCAGATACTACGACTGGCAATGGAGATGAAGCGTGGCCTCCTGCTAACACCTTTGTGTTCCCCAGCAAAGTAACTCGTCTATTCCCAAGCATTCTAGGATTGTTTGTTTTCACTTTGTCAGACGTATACCTGATTCAAGGCACTACGACAAGTTCCTTCTTCTCGGCCCCTTTCTACATGGGCTTGGGCCTTCAAAACTACAATGCTTTTGCTGTAAACGGAAGCACCTTATATATGTTTACTTCCGATTACCAAGTGATTAGCTTTGATATGAGTTCTGGCCCCTCAGAGGTTGGCTTCCCCATTGGCGACCAGTTCACGGCTCCTAAATGGGATGCTGGAACAGTTCGAGCAACATGGCATATCTCTGGGTCTGCTGACAAGGGTCTTTACGTATCGGATTTCTCTACCGGATGGTGGAGATTATATCCCACACCGGCTCCCGAAACGGGACTAACGTGGGCACCTTTTGCGGCTCTGGCAGCCGGATGCAGCCAAGTGCAATCTGTGGAAACTTCTCCGGGAGTTCACAATCTCCTGATAGGCCCGCAGACTTCCGGCCCGATTCTGAAGCGAGATTCCTCGGTATACACAGATAATGGAACTCCTTATTTTGCCAATCTAACCTTGGGTAGTATCGTTCTTGCCCAGCCGGGACAATTGGCCGAGGTAGTTTTCCTTACTACCGATTCTACTGCGGCAGGAATCACTCCCGCAATATCTGTCCAACTAGATGAAATTTATCCTTATTCAGCAGGGCATTTTGAAGTTCTTTCGAATTTCGTTGCCGACCCTACAGAACTTTCTCCAAGTGTAAGTATTCGAGGACAACGGTTCTATTTATCTCAAACCCAACAACCGGCTCTTTGTAGGCACATGCAGATATACATTGATTGGAGCAACGATACTGCTCTTAATGAATTACTATCTCTAAGCCTCTTCGGTGGATACAGCGTGGAACTATAATATGCCTTCTATTGCAAGTCGTACTGTTCCTAGGCCCAGCGGGTATGAGGCTGTCGATATCATGCCCGCTCAGGCCGTTGGTCTGCCTAATATAGACCCAAATCTTCAACCTAATTTAAATGTTTTCCTGAGAGGCACCCTGCCGAGCATATTTGCCGCTCCCGATAACCTTCGGCAATTCTATAATGGCGGCTTGGTTCCTCAGTATCGAGTGTTTCCTGCTTCTCCACTAAAACCAGCATAGAGGCCATAATGACCATTGACCCGAAAACGGTTGCAAGTCTTGCTACACATTTACCCGCTCTTTTTGGGTGGGGCAGCATTGCGTATTGTGCTTTTAAAATAGCTAATGTTTTTATCAAAGGAGGCCGCTTCGTTGAAAACGTTAGCACTCGGGCTGAAAAAGCCGAGAGCACTTTGCAGCTTGTTGCCACAAATCATCTTCCCCATATACAAACAGCCTTAGACGAACAAAACGAAACTCTTAAAGCGATGCGAGAAGACATGCGCTTGATTATGGTTAAGAAATGAGGGCACAATGCGGAAACATCTTTATGTGCGTCCAGCCCGTCCCGGCGACGGAGAAGAATTTTTAGAGTGGTCTAGGATTAATCCGAAAAATGGATTTGACCCTGAAGTGGCAAAATATCCTTCCACTATTACTTGGTGCGTGTATGATGAACACGGCCCTTTAGCTTATATGCCAATGCAGTGCCCCTTAGTTATGGACAGCTTGGCTATGCGCCCCGGTTCTTCAAAAGCGCAAGCCGCTGTCGCTCTAAAAGAACTGACCCAGCAATTTGTCACGCAAGCGCACATACGAGGGTCAGGAGAGATACTATTCTTCGGTACTGAAGAGGGAACTAACGCAATGGCCGAGAACCATGTGTTTGAAAAACTACCGTACTCTGTCTATCGGCTACGAATAAAGGATTTAGAAAAATGAAGATTATAACTTTCGCACAGTACCAATGGTCAGATAAAGCAGGCGCGTACATTCTTGTGCGAGAGAATAGCTATGACTATTTTGGCAAGCTTGCGGAATGTAAAGGGCCGACAGACGACCAAAAAAGCCTTAGTGCTTCTCAGACGGCTTTTTATAATACCCTGACTAACGATTATAATACACAGTTTGCAAATCAGGCTAATATTCTAAAATCTTTGCAAACCAGTTTGCAACCAGTTGTTGATGCAGGGGTTAACCAGTTTGGTTTTAGTCCCGGAGAGACACAAGCTCTAAATTCTCAGGCTATTCAAGGAACGGCCCAGCAATACAAGAACGCTCAGAAATCCCTACAGAATCAGCAAGCGGCCCAAGGCGGCGGAAACATGGCCCTTCCTTCTGGCGTAGCGGCTCAGAACAAAGAAGCTTTGGCGGCAGCCGGGGCAGACCAAACCTCTAGCCAACTGTTAGGGATTCAGCAAGCCGGGTATGACCAAGGCAGGCAGAACTACTTAAGCGCAATTAGTTCTCTTGGCGGGGTTGCCAGCACCTATAATCCAACAAGCTATGCAGGAGCTACTACTTCCGCAGGTAGCGCAGCCGCCAGCGAAGCTAACACTATTCAGCAGGCTCAACAGGCTTCCAGTCCTTGGAATACAATTGGCGGGATTCTTGGCGGGGTTGCTGGCTCTTTCCTCAATCCCGTTGGAGGAACAATTAAAAACCTCATCAAACCAACAGGTTCGTCTATTGTTCCTTCTGCTTTCGAACCTAGTTACGGTTCATAATACGATAAACCCATGATAGATAAAAAGATAGAGGCGCTGCTGGATGGAATCAGTCATCTAAAGGGCGCGAGTAACCCGGATAGCATAACCTATCAAATCAAGAACCCTCTTCATATTCGAAGTTTCGGACTTCCCGGAAGACACGAAATAGACGAGGAAGGACGCCGTGTATTTAGCTCATGGCTGGCGGGATACCGAGCTTGCTTGTATGACCTAAAAGTAAAGCTTACGGGTGAATCTCGTTCTAAACTCAAAACCACTGACCCCCTTTCATACCTGCTCAATGTCTATGATATAAAAGAAAAGCTTGGACAGCAACAGGTTGTTCGATTCGTTCGACGGGCTTTGAAAGATGAATCAGTGCAGCTAGATACCCCTCTCAACTATTTCGTACAGGATTAACAATGGCAGATACTTTACCTAATGACGTTAGCTTGACTGCCCCTACTGGAATGGGAGGCTCCGGTCTTCCACAGATTCAAACTCCAGCACCGCAGGTAAACCAAGCCCCTCCCGTTGACCCAAACACGGCGCACGACCAATTCTTCGGGCGGGCGGCTAAAATGCTGCTCGGAAATAACACGACCTATTCTGTTGACGCAAATGGAAACATGCAGTCTTCCTCAACACCAAACAAGCCGGGACAGTTTTTCCGTAATGTTCTTGCCGCCGCTATTTTAGGTGGAGCAGCCGGGGCAGAAGGTAATCCCGCTCAAGGAGCCACAGGAGGATTTGTCCGAGGGGGTGCCGCAGAGATTCAAGACCAACGTCAACAGGATTTGCTAAAACAGCAGCAGGCCCAACGAGATTTGCAGAATCGCCAGTCCGTATCTAAAGAACAGCGAGAGCAGCAAGCCTTTGCTACAGAAGAGGAAGTCCGCAAAGCACAGATTGCCCAATCAAATGCCCAGACCCTTCATCTCAACATGCTGATGCAGGGCGAGTCTCTTAACCAGCATGAAAAACTGGCCGAGATGGGAAAGACCCATTTTGCTGATTATACAGCTTCCGATTTGCAGCCGGTATTCAAGGATATTCCAGAAACGGAAATGAACGACGTTCTCAAGAATCGTCCCGGCGCTGGTGCTCTGGATTGGGCCGCTACGGGCGTCAAGCCTGTGCTTGGGCCGGATGGAAAACCTTCTTACGAGACGACTTACTCTGCCTATGACCCCAAGGGACAAATCACTGTTAGTCAGAAAACTATTGACCAGTGGAAGAAAGACGGTCTTGATAAATATCGGCCTGAGCTTTTCGGCGTAGTAAAAGCAGGAAAGCCGATGGATGCTACTGCCTATATTGCTTTGAAGCAAATGGATGAAAAGCTGTTCGCTGACAATGTTGGAAGAGAGACTAAGACTCTGGATGTTAAAAAGATTCAGGCTGAAATTGACAACTTCAACGCTCAAAGACAAGCCCATCTAGCCACTGCTGCACATGAGTACGCAGAGACAAATAAAACTAAAGAAGCGGCTCAAGCTGAAAAAACAGCCCAGCAAGCCCTTAGCAATGCTCTGGAAGAACTGAATAAGAACGGCGGGGATTTTTCTAAAATCTCTTCCAAGGCTAAGGTTATTATCGGAGAGTCTGCCGCAAAGTTGGTTCCGAGTATGGAAGCGGAAGTACACGCTATCTTGACAAACGACCCTACGGACTCTGAGGGATTGGCGAAAAGCTTGATGAAGCAGATGGATTCTATCCGTACTTTGTCATTAGGCGCAATTCAATCAACTCCTGCTCCTAGCAAGGCAGCTACCACAACCTACGTTTTGCCCGATGGTTCCCAATACGCTATCCCAGAAGACCAGAAAGATAAATTTCTGAAGGCCAACCCCAAAGCGCAGCCTCTCGGTGCAGGAAACGATAATGAAAAAGTTTCTGTAAAACTTGGTAATGGGCAGTTGCAGAACATGACTCGGGCTGAGTTCAAAGCGAACCAGCAAAAGTTCGCCTCCCTTCCTTCCATAAACCCACAAGCGGCAGCGTGGAAAGACGCAACCATCGTTGGGCCTGCTGTAGAAACTCCTGCTGCTTCTGGCTCCACAATCAACCCACAGAACTTGATGTAAGGAACAAATGGCGGATAACGACCCGTTTGAACAGTATAAGGTCGCTCCTGCGGCACAACCTGCCGACACAGGGGGCGACCCTTTTGCTGCTTATAAGCTAAACGCTCCTCCTGCTAGCGCCCCGGCCTCTTTGCCGAAGGCGGCACCTGTTGCTGCGCCTTCTGAAGCTCCTGACCCTTTTCAGGCTTACAAAACCAGCGGCCCCGGAATACCTTCTGACGTAAACAAAGATGAAACTCCTTGGTATAAGAAAGCTTGGGATGTAGCTAATACTCCTTTGACTACCTATTTGGGAATTCCCGAGCATCGAGAAGGAGCGGGTGGGTTTGAAAGAGGAGTTGAAAATATCTTGTCAGGATTTACTTCTCCTCTTAGTATTGGGCTAACATTAGCTACCTTCGGAACCGGAGGGTTGATTGAGTCTGCCGGGGCTACTGCCCTCAAAGAAGCAGGATTGTCGGCAGTTGAAATTGCTCAAGCGTCAAAAGGAGCAGAAGTTGCTTTAGAAGCATCTAAAGCAGGACAGAACATTACTAATGCGCTAACTTCGGCAGGAATAGACCCCGGAGCATTTCGGGCCGCTCAGGGCATTCTATACGACCAAGGACTCCGAGAAACCGACCTCATAGGCGGGAACTTGCTTGAGCGGGGCGGCTTTCAGGCTTTGCGGCGAGTCGGAATGGATATTTCACAAGCTCAAACTGCTTCTAAAACAGCGCAAACGCTAATGAACGCCGGGTTTACCGCGCAGCAATTACATACGGCTGTAGAAATGTCTCCCCGTTTTCTTGATGCTCTCAAGGAAGGAGACTACGACCATGCCGCAGAATATGGAACAGAAGCTCTCGCCGGAACCATTTTAGGCGGATTAGGAGCCTCGCATGTTCTTCAGACAGCGGGAGAGATGTACGACACCGCTACCGGCAAACTCCGTCCGTCCGATGAAAACGTAAAGCTCGAAAAATTATTTAATATAAATCAGGGAGAGCATGAGAAAGCCAACCAAAATGCGCGTCTAAATGAAGAGCAGTCTATGAAGGATTTGGGATTCAAGATTCCTGTTCAAAACCCTTTCCTCTCTAAAGAAAGTATAGACGCACAAAATCTTACTTTGGCTAAAATGTACCACGGAATAACGCTCGACAACAACCGGGAAGCGGCTGCTCAATACTACAATGCGATATCAGAAGCGGCGGGGCGTGATGAGAGGCTGAACACCATAAACGGCCCAAGAGGAAAAGCGGAAGATTGGATGGACTTAGAAGACAAAGTATCAAGTCTACTAGGACGCGATTATTCTAAAATTAATGAATATGACCTTGAAAAAGCAGGAGCTAGTAAAGAGCTACAGAAACAGTGGGGAGAGTATCTAGGTAAAACTACCCCTCCAGAATCTTCTTTAGAGGAAGTAGCCGAGCATTCCAGAGCCTACCCAATTCCTGCTGTGGGAACTCTTGCCCCCGGTTTGATAATAAATACTTTTGCACATGAAGCCCTGTCTCGTATGCCCGTATTTGAAAATGACAGGCAATGGCTAGGGGTACAGCTAGACAGAGCGCAGGTTTTAGACACGATTGACAGTTTAAACGCCTTAGCCGCCCAACAGGGAACGGAGAGGTTTAAGTTTTTGGCCGACAATCTTGCGAACGCTTTGGGAGATAAAAATGAGTTAGTTATTATGAAAAGAAGCAATAGTCTTTCAGAATATCTAACGCATGAACAAGTTCATGCTTGGAACAGACTAGGCAAGGCCGATGCCGCTCAAGCTGCGGAAGTAAAAAAGAACAGGAGCTATAGCCTTGCGGCTATGAGTTTGAAACTGAGAGGATATGCTAACCGCTATGTTCCTGAAGAAATAGGAACGCACCTAGCTTCAGGAGATTATTTAGGGCTGCCAGCTTCACGAGCCGCAAGCCTCTTGCAAGATTATCTTAAACCCTTTACGGCTGAACAGTTGGCAAATTTTCCGGGAAATGATAAAATAGTAAAAGAAGCTTTGAAAGGATTAGGACATGATGAAAATCTTAACTCAGGAGCAATTACACGAGTATTGGAGCAACAGGCACAAGCAGCTAGAAGGCTTCCCGCATCCGTACCCACTAACATCCGAGAACTTATCCAATACGCAGTCGAATCCAAAACCATTGCTGACAAACCGAAGCAATACGTAGACCGCCTGTTAGACACTTATAAGGCAGTATATGACCAAGACTATTCCGATGCTCAAAAGAGCGTCATGCAGAACTTGCGCGATAAATTAAGTGAAGGACTGGAGCAGGCCCAAAATTCAGGAGTTATTCAGCAAGGCGTTAAGGATTACATGACTCGCCGCTGGAAGACTGATGAAGATAATCCAGCCGTAAACCAAGTATTCCACGACGCTAACAACGGACGTTTTTCCCTAAGTGCGAGTCAAGCGCGGCATCGTATTTTTGGTACGGAGCTTGAAGCTCTCCTAAAGGGCAAAGAATACGCTACCGAAAACCCGGTGGCTTTGACCTCGCAATGGATTGCTGATGTGTACAAAGCTATATCTAATCGTTCTCTTATTGAGAATCTACGCCGCTCCTTTGTGCGCGGCTCTGATGGTCGTCCTGCTGTAGTGTTAGCAGGCACTGGAAAAGTAGTAGAAGGCCCCGAAGGGGAAAATCCGGCTACTTTGGTTAGCCCGCAGAGGGTATCAGACATTACTATAAATGGCCGCGTGATAACTAAACTAGCGGCAACAGGAGAGCTTCAGAGATTTCTGGAAAATGGAAATATTGTTGACCTTACTCCTAAAGCTCACTTCGATAACTTTGATAAGCTTCTTTCTCTTCTGGAAAGAAAAAAAGCCTCTGCTCAGGCAAAAGACGACCCGTTAACGTACAATCATTTTTTAAATCAAATATACAATCTTACCGAAATTAAAAACGGCAAAAATCCCTATATTGATTTAGATAAAGAAAGAGTCTCGGATTTTAAAAAACTGGCAGACGCCCAGAGAGGCGAACCAGAAGAGGCCATGCGGCACATCCAACATCATACCCTTGGCCCCGGTGTTATTTCTTTTGTAGCCGAGCATCTTGGGGATTTGACGCATCGCATGAGCGAGAAATTCGACCTTCTCCAAGGGCAACATGGAATAGTAGCCGATAAAGTTCAAAAGGTTCTTGAAAAATTGAAGGATGAGGCCGCCTTCAAAACAGAAGCCAGAAAAAACATCCAACACAATTACGAGTTTTATAAAGCAGACGCAGAGAAAAAAGGAGAAACTCCAAAAGACCTAGCACGGCTAAAAACAGAGTTAAACAGTAGAATGCTCCGGTATGCCGAGGCTCACGAAAAACTTTTCGCTTATAATGCCGTCCAAGCCTTGGCAAGAGACGCAGCCGTATCTTTTGGTCGTGGCGATTTTAAGGGGAGCGCCTTAAAACTTTCGAAACTAAATGACATACTTAAAAATGGAGCCGATGAATGGAAACAAAAAGCAGGGGAATATGAACCCGACCCCAATGCTCCTAAACCCACTAAACAGCAACTTCTTGCTGCTTGGAACGCAGACCAGAAACCTGTCTATGTGTGGCGTCCACAAGACTACATTACGGTAAACAATGGAGCTTTTCGAGGATGGAACTTCGTGGTTAATGACCCCGGAGGCAATCCTGTATTTACAGAAGCTGATGTTCGGGTGCATCCAGAGTTTGCTCAGGTTCTAAAGAACCGTCTTGGGATAGACGATAGGGAAGGTTCGCCTATGAATTGGGCACCTACTCGCGCTATAATGAAGGCTAACGCCGCCGCCAAAAGAAATCTTCTCTCCTTCTCCCCTTTCCACCAGATGCAGGAGACTCTTCGAGCACTTATGACAGGGATTAGCCCTGTAATGAAGGCTGCTCCTACTATAGAAAACTCGTCTATTCTTCGCCGCATGGTTAATAACCATTTGACGTTGGAACCTGACTATAGGGCAATAGCGGAGCATTCAGAAGGAGTTAGTGGCCATTCCAAATTGCTAAATAAGGTGCCTATTATTGGCCGGTCATTGGACTGGTACGAAGATTTTCTATTTCGTCGGTATATCCCAAATCTTAAGGCTAGAGCGGCTGAGGTCATGTACCAACGGTATACAGATGCTCATCCAGACTGGACGCCTGATAAAGTGGCTCAGTTCGCCTCGGCTCATGTCAATGATACCTTTGGAGGCCAAAACTGGCGGGCTATGGGACGTAGTGCGGCCACACAGGATTGGGCAAGATTGATGTTGCTGGCCCCAGACTGGCTCGAATCTGAGCTTCGTTCGGCTGCCCGTTTGTTTAGCCCAGAAAGCGGCGTGGGTCGTGCCCAGATAGCCAAAATGACATTGGGCTTGTGGGGAGCCGCTAGAGTACTGAATCTTGTGACTACGGGACGGCCTCATTTAGAAGCCCCTTTTGGTCTTGCTGTCAAGGATAAAGACGGCAAAGAAACAGTGTATAGCATGAGAACCTTGCCTACTGACCTTCTTCATGCGGCTACTGACCCTGTTGGCTTTATGAAAGGGCGGTTAAGCCCGCTGGTTCGCGCTGGAGAAGAAGCTTACTCAGGTCGTGACCAGTTCGGGCGAAAGCTGGCTCCGGGGGATTTATACTCCGATATTTATCATAATATGGCACCCATTCCATTCCAAGCAATAGGACAGGCGGCTACCAATCCGACAACAAACACCCCTGACCAAATCGTGAAAGCTTTGGGAGGTACGGCGACTCAGTATCATACTCAAGCAGAAAAGCTTGCCGCTGACCTTGCCTCTAATCACACAGAAGACGGCCCTGTTGACCAGAACGCCATCCATCGGCATCAAGTCATTCTAAACCTCGAAGACGAGGTTCGTTCGGGCAAGTTGTCTCTACAGGAGCTTCAGCCCCTTCGCGCCTCTGGACAGCTTTCTGAGGCTGACTGGAAGAGGATTCTGAATAACTACCAGAAAACTCGTGGGATGGAAGCGGATAAAGCTCGGCTCTACACGAGGGCTTCTCGCGCTCCTGCTGCTGACCTATTGCAGATATATGATGCAGCTACCGAGGATGAAAAGCAGACTCTATTGCCTCTTCTCAAGGCACAGGGCACTCGCTACATTCGTTCCAGTCTTAAAGATAAGACGGCTTCGGAGCGCATGGCTGACCCTGTTCTTGCCCGATACATGAAACTAGAGGCCAAACAAGCTTCTCAACCGCCTACAACGGGCCAATAAGCCCAAACAAAAACCCTCCGAAATGGAGGGTTTTTAGCGTGTTTGCTAGCTTAATCTGGCATTCCTATTCTATGCCTCCAATTTGGAACTAAAAGACCTTCCAGCACCAAATCGTTCAATCCTGTTTCAAGCAAGTTGTAATGGATAAACACAGGGACAGTTTCTTCGGGTTGCATCTCCTCTCCATACAAAGCTTTAACTCGAAACTTATGTAGCTGTTCGTGGGTTAGAAATTCTGGTTTCATAGGGCGGCCTCGTGGTCTATATATGAACTAAAAGTAGGAACGGTTTCTGCCGAAGATTCAGAGGGGAGAACATTTGCCAAAGAATAACTGCCGTCTTCTTTGAGGTACAAACGTGCCATATCTCTGTTTGCCCTGAGTACTGCCTCTTCCTCGCCCTCTTCTCCGTATTCCAGTTCGATTAGTTTTTCGAGGAAATGAATTGCCTTCTCTAAGTCTCTTTTCCCTCCTTTATCTCTAAAACGAGCAATGTAAGTAATTGCGCTTCCTTGGAAAAAATCCAACCTATTAGCCGCAATAAAGTCCCAAGATTGAATCTTCTGTTTCAGATAATGCTTGCCTGATATTTGTTTATCGTTCGCTCGTGGCATATAAAGTGTTCTTGACCTCCTCCCATTCTTGCTTTGTAATCTGCGCGTACTTGCTGTTTGCTCCAACTGCTGTTTTTCCCTTTTCTGTGTTAAGCGCATAATAATGAGCCAGCAAAGAGCCTGTCAAGGTAAACACTGTATAAAAGACGGCAGCAAAAATTCCTCTTCCTGTTCCGTATTTACCGCTTAGGATATTCATGAAAGCTGATACGGCAAACAGTTGGCTACAAAACCATATACCATTGGAAAATACAGCGGATACCATATGACGGCTTAGAGAACCGCTATTGCGGGCACGGCTAACAAAAGTAAAAGCAAAGTTCTGTGCCAATAGCAGCAGTGCCCATAGAAACCACATTTTTGTTGTCATGGTCTACCTGTTCAATTCATTGGCGTAGCTTTTGCTAAACGCAGCATAAGCGTTGGGGTTTTCTCGCTGTACGTGCGTACATTCGAGGAAATATTTCCATGTCTCTTGGTGCCGGTCAGATACGCCGAATATCTGCATACCTGCTGGAATAGGTTCTAGTTGCCAGTTTACTCCAAGCTCGTTCTGTCCGTTCAAAGAACCATTGCTAAGGAACCGAGGGAAACTGACTGGAACGTGAATATCTCCAATACACGCTCGGCTAAAGGTTTCTCCTTCAATACCGTTCTCTTTGCGCCATTGCGGGGAATCGAACAAAGCACGAGCGAGAGTCATGAACCGGGAAACGGATTTGCCTTGAGCGTCTGGAGAATTCTTATATCCTACCTGCATACCGTGACAGAACAGGTGGCGATGGCCCCGAATGTTCTCGAAAATGAAGGGAGAAAGGTCGGTCTTAATCGTAATATTCGGATTCCCTGAGAAGCGTTCAATCAACATCTGATAAATCAACCAATCAAATGTCCTACGGGCTTGTAGCTTGTAGGGCATTTTTACGTCTATGCGGGTGTGATTTCCCACCGTAAAAAGCATGTTGATTTTGTTGATAACCGATTGGCCCTTCTTGTTCTTCTCGGTCAAAGTCAGGAGGTCTTCAACAAGAAACTTCAGCATGTGATAAGAGAAGTGAACCTGTTCAATTACGTTCAATTCATTACTGACTTCTGTTTCATGCAAGGCTCCGTTGGCGATATCCCCACCAAACCAAATATGAAGAGTATCGAGAGGATACATCATACGGTGCAAAGATAAAACTTCTTTTGCCTTAGCCGCAATATATCCTGTGCGGTTTCCAGAGATTTCCAAATCAAACTCTTGAAATCCGCTGGTATCTTCTTTTCGAATCTTATCCCCGTAATGAGTGTCCGAGATAAGCAGAACAGCATCTTCTGTATGGTCAGGCTTCAGCAAGGGAACAATTACATCAGGAACACCAACAAGCGTTTTCGGAAGAGAGAAGTCACCAAACTTGTCTGTGAATTCCTTTATGTTATCCATGAAGTCAGCGTATCCAGCGTGGTTCTGTGCTAGCCGCTTTGTCATTTCAGATTCGGTACGAACCTTGATTTTCAGCTTCTCTACTTGAGAACGTAGACGGGCATTGTCAATGATATACTCTTCTGTGGTCTGGAACAGCTTCCGGCGCAAGAAAGCTTTCACCTGATAAAGAGGAGTTACAGTAACATCTCCCTCCGTATCTTTAGTAGCTACTTGCCACTGATTGGCTACCCACCTTTCTACGTCCCAAACTTCTAAATCAATATTACAGTGCTCTACAAGTTGTTCCAATGTGTGAATTGGAGTACGAGGAAGGCTAATAGCCCATGTATCTCCCGTGATTTCGTTAGATTCAACGATATCTTCTAGGTCTGCCATCTTTCCAGAAACTGGACTCTTAGAAAGAATCTTTCGAATTGTGCCCCGGTCTAGCTTGAACTTCTGCCCAAGTTGGACGTTGTTGAGAGCGGGGTCTGCCTTCTTAGCTTCCTGAATCTTCTTCTGTGTAGCTTCAGTCACTTTCACTGGCACTCTCCTCGTTCTCAATACTTTCCCGGTCTAAGAAAATCAATACCAGACTCAGCAATGCACATACTCCTCCTACAAACCAATTATGTTTATCTACGGAATAGAACACTCCCGCGCCAATAAGCGAAGCCAGAAGGTCTACGGCGATATGCCGTTCGCGGATTCTAATTGATTTCTGTCTCATCAAAAAGCTCCTGTCTTTTCTTTGATTCTGCTTCGATTAGTTTCTGGAACCTGAATTTCTCCTATCACGGCAAAAGCGGGCGGATTCTGTAAATACGTAAAAGCTCTTTTAACCCATTCAGGAAAACGTTCTACAATCGGTAAGATATGAGTGTTGCAATAGACACATACCAAAGCTCTTACTCGATGAGTTTTGTGGCAGTGGTCTACAGTAAACTTGTTATGCTTAGGTGCCCTCCCACAGACAGCGCATAATCCGTCTTGGGCGTCCAACAATAAAAGCCATTGTTCAAGAGTGATTCCATACTCTTTACGGAGATAACTATCATTTCCTTTCTGTGAGAAACATTCTTTACAAGTGCCCTGTTTGCCATCTTGCTTTCGAGGGTCAGAATAGAATGCCTTTAGTTCTTTAATTTTATGGCAGGAAAGACACGTTTTTAGCCCGAGTTTTTTAAGGCCGGTTTTACGTACTAGCTTTTCATTAACCTCGGTTTGGGAAGTCTGACATTCTTTGCAGTATCTGTACCTTCCTTGTTTCCCTGTTTTACAAAGTAAAAAGTTTTCTATGCTTTTGAATTTTCGGCACTTAGAACATCTTTTTCTCTTAGGAAGGTTGCGTTTTAGTTTACCCACATCTTGGTTTCTCTCAAAGCATTAGATACCAGCATAGCAATCTGATTCAATTGCTGGTCGGTTAATACGGCAAAAGCGGGGCGTTTAATCAACGCTTGAAAATTCTTCTCTATTACTTTTCCGTCTTTATAAATCCTTGCAATTTCTTCGTAAGCTCTGTCTCGTTGGCTCGTTACATACTTGTTGTGAAGATAAAGCCCGAACGCCGCAAGAGAAACCAATATTGAATAAACGATAAGCACTAGCTAAATCCTCCTCCACGGCCCCATTGAAATTTGCTAGGGAGACTCACCCCTCGAACGGCGTCCTGCCCGCACTCGGGGCAAATCTCGGTCAATGTGTCTACCTTTCTGACATATCGTTCAAAGGCAGTCTCACACTTCGGATTCGAGCATACGAAGTTATATATCGGCATTACTTTGTTCCGGGGGCAGGGTGCCACGCCTGCGTTGCGGCGTCAAACACGTCCGTAGCCTTTAGCTCGTTCTCTTGTCGAACCACCGGAATGAGTCCGTTGATAAGAGCAGTGTCTGTGGCAATCTTCTGCTGAAGAGGGCCACTCTGCTCTTGAAACTTAGTATTAGCCGTCTTGGACAAATTCTGAATCTGGTTCTGGATAGTGTCAATTTCCTTCACCGCCTCCGCGTACTTCTTATCGGACAATAGCTTATCGTGAAGGTCTTTCGTCTTGGCATCCAGAGAAGACGAAAGGTTCTTTTGACTAACATCCAGTCCGCTCTTCGCTTGCAGAAGGGCGTTATCAAAGTTTTTCTGTGTTTCTGCCGCATCCTTCGCAGCCGAGATAAGGGCTTTTGAAGCCGGAGTATCCTTCACCAAGATAACCGGGGTTACAGGAGGGGCAGCTTCAGCTTTAGGAGCCTGAGCGAATGACGGAGCGGCGAGAAGCAGTGTGAAAATAAATGCTTTCATGTATCTATCCTTTACTGGTATAAAAATTTAGCTAATTCAGGGTTATCGTGCATAAACAAACTTATGAAGTCAGCTATTTTATTGAATCCTTCGTGTTTGATTTGGTCTTTCGAATTGAAATAAAAGTTGTCAGATAGATTATCTGGCTGGCAAGCGGTTGCGTGAAGAGCTTCATGGATGATATCATTTTTTTCATCCATAGCGGATAAATCAGAATGTAGAAATACCAAGCGTTGTTTGCAGTCTGTAAACGACTCATACCCGTGCTTATCCATAAAATCATCATTGAAACCGACCAAAATTTCCCATTGTCTACCATTAATCCATAAGGGAGTTTGTGACATAGTTTTCAAATAGACGATAGGCTCAGGTAAAGTAGAGAACGATGGGACTGCAATACAATCTGTTTTTTGTTCAGTTTTCTTTGGGAGCCAAAGGCAAAAGAATATCAAAACCCAGACAAGACCTATAGCAATATGAAGAAAAAGTTCTAAGCGTTTCATTGGAGTAGATATTTCGCAAATTCTGTGTTATCGTGGATAAAAGAAATCATGAAGTCGGAGATTTTATATATGCCTTCATGCCCCTCTTGTGTATCAGAGTTATAGTACTTATTGTTAATCTCTCCGTTTGCGCCACAAGCCCCGGCGTGAAGTACTTCGTGTAGCATACTAACTCTCTGTTGAAAAGCAGTCATGCCGTTTTTAACGAAAATTACTTGCGATTTACATTCTGTCAACGCTCCAAGATTCAGCAACCGCAATATGTTGTCATTCTGGCCAAGCACTACATACCAGCGTACTCCGTGAACCCATATTTGAAACTGTGTGTTATCGGGGTAGACATATGGCTCAGGGGTCGTTACCTCCGGGGCTGGAGGCGGCTGAACAACAACATATCCGGTAGTAGCGGGTTGTCCCGAAGCAGCAGCAAAATAAGAATCAACCTGTTTGCAACCCGTTAACAAAAACAATCCCAAAAGTAAACTTACTGCCTTCATGGTGCCCCGCTCCTAAAGAAGATATACTGTCCAAGTTCTGCTGTTCTTTCTCCAGCAATTACGTCATTGACACTGCGGTGGGCTACGTATAATGCTCCTCCTGTTCTATCTAAGATTTCTCCACTGAAAATACCGTCGATAGATTGAAGCAAATTCAAAAACTGAGGTTCTCTTGCATCTGGGCAAGGAACCGGGTCTAAAGCCATTTCGTGCATAAACGATACCGCATTACGATAAATAGACCCGTCAAACCATCCTGCTTGCGCTCTGTTACGCAACATCATTGCAAGAAACAACATACCACGAAAAGTTTCTGATTGCATTTGCTTCCAACATACATAAGCTACAAATGCTTTTTCGTAATCTATCCCTGTCATGGTGCTCCGGTTGGAGCGTATTCCGCGATGTTAGTAACCGTTGCTCCAATAGTTTTTAGATAACGAGCCGCTTCCCTCGCATTTGAAAATACCTTCTTGGTTCCATCAAAAAAGCCGACTGTCACAATCTTTCGAGCTTCTTCCGGCAAATCGTTCATGTGCCATGAAAGCCTCTTGGGAGTTGCTCCCTCAAGAATATCATCGAAGGTTACAATGAAAGACGTTTCTTGTTCGGTAGCTGTTTCTGGGTCAATGTATACCTTATCCCCGTCCAAGGAGATTACTCGGGCCATACTAACCATCGTATCCTTGTCGAACTTTACAGTAGTTCCGTCAAGGGTTTGAGCAGTGATAACAACTTTTTGTTCGACTCCCATTATCTCTCCAAGAATTTTTTCAATCGAACTAATGCTTTTTGTTTGATACGATGAACCATCGTATCATTTGTGTTTAGTTCTTTTGCAATTTCTCTTTCTGATTTTCCTTGATAGAAAGAAGCCCGAATAATATATTCTTGTTCTTTCGGAAGTTTTCGTATAGCTTCATCAAGGTCTGTTTCTACTTGCGGAGATTGACTGAAACTATCTTGCACAAATTGTATTGGCAGAGTAGCGTTTTCATATTTATTTAATCTCGCTAATAGATTTGCGATTCGGTTTCTACATATTCCATAGACGTAATTTCGGGCTGGTTTTTCACCTTGTTGCGAAAAAATTTGTTCAATGGCTTCGCTTGCTCCCATCAATTCAATAAAGCATTCTTGTTCAAAATCTTCTTTTACGTGAGGAGGTTTTGTTTTAGCAAAACGCGCAACCGCGTCTTGTACTGTCCCGCCCCACTGTTCATAAATGTCCACTGTATCGTTCCTTTATTTTTGCGGTATGCCATCTCCGATTACCATGCGCTCCATGTAATCCTAAATGACAATTCCTGCAAATTGCTACGCTGTTTTCTAAACTAATTTCTCCACCATTGCTTCTAAAAGTTTTCTCATGTAAATGGCCTGATTTGCTACTCCCCCTGTTCCAGACTATAAGTTCTCCGCACCATTCACATTCTCCCGGCTTATTAGGGGTACACCCTGCTCTAAGAAAGACCTGACGCCGTATCTCTCCCACAGCAAAAGTTCTCGAAACTTCTAGTACTGTCTCTGTTGGAAGACTTCTGGTTTGCTTACGATTCTTAAGAATCCGAAGAATATTTCCTTGAGAATCCACTTCAACTAAAACTTGCTCTTCCATTTTCTGGATTTACTCTACTTCCTCTGGATTAGAACTTATGAATTCTCTAGCCCACATGAGCATAATTTCCTTACGGACAACGTGCTCCGGGGTTTCTACGCTCGGTAGAAGCTTATTTCTTCCTATCGTATATGCTGTATCGTATTCCTCTTGCTCAGAATCGGTCAGATACCCTCCTCCCCAATTACGCCACTTTCCTTTTTCATCCGGCTTGATGTGTAGCTCTTGCTGAACCTCGGCCTGTAACCTTTCAACTGTCTGGGTTCCATCTAGGGCAAGTTCCAAAAGCTTAGGAGCAATAGATTTCAAACCCGTACATTTGACATACTTTGCCAATTCAGACGCCTTAGAAATCCCCATCTGTTCAAGATTTGCTTCTGATACAGCAGGAAGCAATCGTTCAGCGATGCCTACATAAGCGTAGATTTGAGAACGTTGGCGTTTGATGCGCTCCCCTACATACCCTAGATATCGAGGAAACGAAGTGTGGTTTCCGTACTTTTTGTCTTTCTTAGCTTGCAGGAGGAGGATACCCAGCTTTACATAGTTTGTAGCGAGACTGATTTGATGCGTTCCGATAGATTCTAGCAACGTTTCAATAGCGTCGTTCAAAGTTAGGGGCGGCAAATATTCTGGTTCTACTACGGCAAATCCGATGTTATTGTTTTCCATATAACCCCCACAAGCCCTACTAGTATTACAAACCAACTTACTAGCACCACCGCCTCTACATCCTGTTGTAGAGATATGGCATAAGGCCATATAAAAGTAATAGCAGCTAGGACAGGCACACTAGTCCCAAATAGAAGCAATCCAAAAAAAATAATTTTTAGCCACGGATAAAGTTCTGTCATTTTGGGCCTCCCTGAATCGGCGCAATAAACATCTTGTTAGCCCCTGCTTGTAGAAATACCGGCTTATCTATGCCGTTACCACCGAAGGAAACTTCTCCTTTTACTGCGTTAAAGAAATCGGAAACCAGTTTGGCATTTACACGAATCTTGAATTCGTCTGTTTCTCCAAGAGGGTCAATTTGGTAAACCGTTTCGGATTTAGCTTTGCTGCCTGACCCCACTGTAGATAAAACTACTTCTCCGTTATTGAAGGAAAAATCAGCGGCAAATTCCTGCACATCCTGAAGCAACGGCTGTATGGCAACAAGAGCGGTTAGAAACTCCGCTGAATCTACGGTTGCAGAAAACAAAAAGGATTTAGGTATATATCCTCGATAGGGAGGAAACTGTTTATTCAGCTTGTGCGCGTAGATTGTTATATTGCTATTGTTCAGATAATAAGTTGAATCCGTTTCTCCGATTTGAAATTTTTCTCCAGAAAAATTTTGAAGAGCGTTGACTACCGGCAGGGGGATTTGGTAATTGAACTTCAGATTTTGGTCGAACACAATCTCCGAAAAAGAGCATCGTTTGCCATCGTATCCTGCGGCTTCAATCCCTGTACACTTTTCATCAATCAAATCGTTGACCGTGTTTAGCTGTACGATTCCTCCGGTTTGGGCAGCTTTATGTGGTTCTGCCGCAATACTAGCAAACTTCAGCAAGGGCTTTATTTCGGCCAGCGGCAACTCATATAACTTTGAGGGCTTAACAAACTTTGTTTTCTTCGGTTCAGTTATTTCCAATTCAAAGCAAGTTTTTGCTGACTGCAAAACTAAAGAAGCATCCTTCTGCTGAACATCTACTTCTCCAGAAAGACGGTTTACTGCCGCTGAGAATTTTCGGGACTCCACACAAAGCCCTTTAAACTCTCCGAACTTATCCGAGGCAGCACATACCGTCATATCAGCGTCGGTAGCATATACTCCTCCCGACACTAGGTTCGTGACTTCAGAACGAACTGACGACAGATTCTTTACGAGATGTTTAAGTTCTGTAGAAGCTATAATCATTATTCTTTCCAAGTAAACCAAGCTAGAAAAGCGAATACTGCGTCTCCAAAAGATTCGTAGAAATGAAGACGGTCATGGTAAAGGCATCCGTGAACTAAATCGGCTATACAGCATCCAATCAAAAAGAAAAACATAAAGAAAGGCACGGGATGTTTTCTACCATCAATCATGACTCATCTTTCTCTTTTGATGAACAACACAAGCTTGCCCTTCAAGAAATTTCTTGTGCAATTTGTAAAGCTGTTCTACTGCCTCATTAGCAATGAAGGTACACCCTACCACAATGCCGTCTTTATAGGACGCCACCGTGGGAGAAATACACCTTCCTGTAAAAGATGTATGCGTTATAACCTGCGAATCTTTTAAAAAACCAATTTCAACGCTAGCCCTGTGTCTAGGAAGTGGGCCTCTGATTGGAAGAACTTCAATATCCTCGAAAACAGGAAAATCATTACGTTGATATGCCGAAGTGCCCATTAGTACGCTTTCCCTCCCTTTGCAAGCCTAGCTCCCGTTTGGTGGTCGGCTCGGGTTTTATTGTAGATTAGCTTCTCTACCATAGCCCCTCCTATGTCCATGTTCAAACCCGCTGCAATGTCAAATATACGAATTACCGCGTCTGCAAGCTCCACTTCCGCCATCTTCCGGTCTGGAAGATGGTTGTCCATGAGGTTTTTTCTGTCTCCCTCTAACGCTTCACTTAGCTCAGAGTGAGCAAGAGCAATCATCTCTCCGAAGTTACGGTCTAAGGCTTCCCCCGTATTAATATCCACCCACCACTTTTCATTCTGTTCATGAATGTTTTGGGCGATGTTGTTGATAATCATTGCCGTAAAATTTTTAGTATCTGCCATTTGTCTTCTGTCGCCCTCTCAATACATTAGACGCAAATTGCCGTCGAAAATTCGTTTCTTACCCGCAATTGTTTATTTCCGTTAGAAAATACGAACCTCTTTTGATTTGTATTTTAACCTTTTGGTTAGGCGTATAAAAAGCAAACGTTCCATTTCGTTCTACGAGAAAAGGGTTTGGCAGAGGAAGGGTTTCCATTTTATCTGAATAAATCCTAGCAAAACCTTGTTGGCAAGTGAACACATAAATACTTTGGTATTCTTGAGCGGGGTCATTTGCCGGGATTACTCTGCCAGAAAATAAAGTAGCCAAAAGCATTATGGTTTTAAACATTATTCCTCCGAGTGTGAGAAATCAATTTCTTCGAAAGTTCCAAAGTTTCCAAAGAACATAAGATAAGCTTCTGATTTTCCTGTGCCTTTCGCTCGGGTTTTCTGTGCCTGAATCAACGTTTTCGGTTCATATATATCGTCCAAAGGTTGGTCATCTGTTCCTCGGGCAAGTTCTCTGTGTAAGGCCAGAATAGCATCGCAGGTATCTGCGGCGGCTCCTGCTCCTCTAATGTCAGTGATGTGCGTCTTCTTACCTTTAGACTGTTGCCCTGCCTTTCTGGGTTGAAACACATTTATCCACTTAAGTCGATACTTCATGGCCATGTTTTTGATACGATTGGCTAATGACGTTTCAATAGCCGTGCCGTTGCTTTCTGAAACAACTACGTTATGAAATGTATCTAGGATTACGATAGTAGCACCGACCCGCTTTACTGCTGCCTCAATCAAATCCATTACCTCATCAGGAGTAGTCAAAGAGGGGTTGTGACCTACGTAATATTGCACACCATCTAAAAACTTAGCAGCAATGGTGCGGTCTTCGAGGGTCAGATTGTTTCTGTCTTTCTTAAGAATTTGAGCAGTAACGATGGTAGCTATTTCTTCCGGGGTAAGTTCTAATTGATAATTGAGAACTACATCCCCTCGGTGAATAGCATTGTACATTGAGGCTTGCAAAACAAAAGGGGTCTTTCCCATCGAAGTGTTGGTGCTGTATACTCCCAATACAGAACCCGGAAGTAGGATAGCCATTTTATCTACGGAGGGTTGAGGAAATCGAAGACGGCGAGGGTCGTCAGCTAGGCTTCCTTGTTTAGAAGACACCATGACTTCTTTCAAATCATATACGTCTGGTATGGGCTGTTTTACTGCTTCATGCACAAGCTTCTGAACTTCAGAAGCAAACCAAGGAATATCTCCGTTGTTCTTTCCCAAAAAAACCTCGTTAGCATCCTTATATCCGACAGGCCACTTCAGCCTGTATGTTCGGTCTTCTAGTTCCCTCCATAGTTTATCCATAACAACTTCGCCAACCGCTCCATCCATATCTCCTGCGAGGAAAACACGACTAGCCTTCATGAGCATGTCTTTCTGCTCAGGAGTCGGGTAAGCACTAGCAGAAGCGAGGCTCACCGCTCGGAACCCGGCCTGCTCAAGAGTCAGAGCATCAATTTCCCCTTCAACTAGAAACACATCATCAAACGGGTCTATCGTTTCTGTATTGTATAGCGCCGTAGCCATTCCAGATTGACGAGAAAATGCCTTACGAACAACACTGCGATATTTAATACTAACTATTTTGTCTCCCTGAATGCAAGGGAACACAAGCCATCCCTTATCAGCTACATCGCTACAATTCTCAGGAGCTAGCTTCCCCAGATTCTGTACGTACCCCGTATGGCAAAGAGAAGCAGTGTCGAGAGTAATCCCGCGAGTTTTGAGCCATTCCTGCCCCGCTTTCGATTCCTTCAGGTTCCTTTCGTACCGTGCAAAATCCGTCATAGATATCGTTTGATACTTCTTCTGTGGTTCTGAAACCGGGCGGAAAGTTTGCTCCACAACAGTTTTTTGCTGTTCCCATTTGGTAGGTTCTCCTATAGCGTTTTTTACGATATCCATTGCCTCCGTGAACTCGACCTTATCCATTTTCTGGACAAGTTGTACAACGTTACCACTTGCCGAACATCCGAAGCAATGGTATAACATGTCTTTTGCAAAGACAGTGAAAGACCCAGAGTTTTCGTTATGCAGGGGGCATTTTCCTACCCACTTATCCCCCTGCCGGTTGAGACGTGCATATTTTTGGTAGATAGCAAGCACCCGAGGGTCATGCTTCAGCTTGTCGATTTCTACCGTACTGGGCATACTCCTCCTGAGCATTCTACATCAGGAAGTATTCCCTCATCAGAAATATCTTCCATGTCTATTGGTTTGATTTTAGCAGACAGTCTTTCGTACTGCTGCTCAGTGATAGCCTCTTTAGGAGCCTGTTTGAAACCGTGGTCACTGTGACACAAGAAGCTAATAGTTTTCAGAGAATGAAGATTGTTAGAAAGCCACTCTTTGATTTGTGGAATCTCTTCCCTTTTGTAATACACGGTTACAGAAACCGATTGGTCTGCCCAATGTTTCTGAGCCATCTGTAGAATCTCTAGCTGTTTCCATGTATCCCAATCTTTGTCTGCTACGGGGTATCCAGAAGGAGTAGCTACATAAAAATCAGCAACCAAGGTATTAGTATCCACGCTACCGTCCAACTTTACTTCTGGCTCTATGAAATGACCCGCTGCACGAAGCTTTGGAATTAGCTTATCATCAGCCGCAAAGCGAATTCGTTGAATAAAGTATTCGCTGTAAGCTGCTGAGATACCTTCGTACCCGTTACAATCAAGAACCTTGCCCATCGTCCCAGAAGGCTTAATCAAGGTAGTTCTCTTGCTGCGAGGAATCCCTAGTTGTTTGCTGTATTCTTCATCTTCTTTCTGAATAGCATCGTAGCCCCTATCGAGAATATCAGGAACGAACAAAGGGCTAGCGAGGCAGCCCGTAATTCCATTTCCCGTGCGACGGTTCCTTTTGACAACACTATCAGAAATAGTGTGATGATAAGACTCCAGAGTGACACGTTTAGCGTAACGTTGCATAAGTCTCGAAGCATGAATAAATTCCTCTTCATTATCGAAATTGCACAGGGCCATTTCGGTTAGGTTGCATGGTTCTCCACTCTCAAGGGTAGCTTCCGCACAAGGATTAACTCCAACAGCCGTATCAGGTTTGAGTTCTCCCATACGCCCAAATTTTTGAATGTTCTTGCGATTAACAATACCGAAGGGTTCTCCCTGTTCATATGTCTTCCAGAAAGACGGATGAAGGTCTTCAATATCATCACAAATAACACTATAATTAGCGCACGCCCTGTGCCCCGGAATAATACCTAAATCCCAACGTTTCGCACGAAGATATTCCTTATCCCAACCATCTCCAATTAGAATAATAGCAGAACGACGAACATTGCCACTTCTAACCATATCTCCGATGGCTGTCATAATGTCTCCAGCGTCGATAGGACGAAGATGCCTTCCTGCCCGTTCGTTGAAGAGAGCGCAGAGAATTTCTACAAATTTAATCAACGGCCCCGGCCCAGAGGAGACTCCCCCAAAGCCCTTGATAGACTCTCCGTATCCCCGGAGGCAGCAAGTTGAGTAAGTGAAAGACCGTCCGGTTACAAACCAGCTTTCATACACTCTTCGAGCGAGTTCATTCCAGCCTTCTCTGCTATCAGGAACGATAAAATCTGCATCCTTCGTATTCTTGTGAAGGATAATTACGTCTTTCTTGACCTTCGGTAGCTTGCTGACAAACTGGTGCTCAACGCTAAGTCCTACTCCTCCACCAAGCATCAACAGGTCTTGAGCGATAACATAGTTTTGCCAATCGTCTGCCGTTAAAAACCAACAGTTGTTAAGAGCCGCGCCCCCAACTTTAGTATGGGAGGGGCTTCCAGAAAACCAATACCCACGGCCCGCTGGCCCTGCCTTACGTTCTTTAGCAAGACGAAGCAACTCTTTCACTTCCGCTTCAGGTACATTCTTTCCTTGTACATTTCCGCCTATTGCGCGTTCGACTGTTTCATCCCAATTTTCCAATACGCCCGTGTCTTTGCGAGAATATGTTCTGCGATATACAACGCGGGCAAGGTTCGACCACTCTTTACTCATTTTTATCCTTCATGTTTGTTTTGTTTAAGGAATCTTTCATACCCATTGAGAAGAAATTCAATGTTTCTTTTTCCAACCGGATTCATGGAATGAACTGCCCAACCAGCAGAGGGTAATTCTAAATCATTACTTACTAAATAGAGAGCACAATCATACCCGGTTCCTTCCAAATATTTGTTGTAAGGAATATCTGGGCCAACGTTTTGTTCATGAATTGGATAATGTTCATAAGCCAAGTCATGGTCAAAGCTGATAAAAGCAGGCACTCCATAGTTGTTAATATAAAGCACAAATTCTGAATAGGAGCGCACACAATCCCATCCGGGAGGGCACGGGCGCATATCGTCAAGGTATAGTTTTCTCATTATATCCACCTTCCTCCGTAGTTTTGATGTACTGTTCGCTTTCCAAGGTTAGTGGGTATTTATATACTGTTCTCAACCTTCCTCCAGTCCCGCCCCAACGCCCCCTATTCCAAAAATCAACAGGACTATCGTCAGGGCCGATAGCCACACTCCGCTGAGGGTCATATACCAAGTATTATAGTTGTAAAGACAATATCCTGCGCCATACGAAGTAGCAATGGACGCTACGATAAAGCTCATTCCTAATGTGTACAATTTTGCGCCTTCTGTCATTTTCCTCCCATACTGTGTTCCAATTCAATCATAAGCATTTCGGTTGCCATTGCTAAAGCCCTTGGGCTGGTGTAGTCCGACCCAAACACAAGACCCCGGTCTTCAAGAAACTGTCCTGCATAAACTACTTCCGGGGCCAGCTTTAGAGGAAAATATTTGTTGTAGTCTTTGATTGTCATTGCCTATTATATACCTTCAGCACTATCTCTTTAGTCGTAAGAGTGTATAAGTCGTCTTCCGAATATTCAGTATCCATAATCCCTATACGCTTCAGCGAGGGGTTAAGGATAAGAGCTTGAGAAGAGTTCAAGAGGTATACAAAGTATTCTCCTTTGGTAGATTTTACCAAATCTCCGCTCGCAAAAGTTGATAGTCTACTGCCTTCCTTGTCAACTTCTCGGTCATTGGTGTCTATTTGAACAGGCATATTCCTCCTTTATTGTGCCATTGCTGCGTGAATGTAAGGCAGAGATTCTGCCGCTGATGTATGCAGGATGAAGATTCCTCCCGCCTCCTCCCACAGATGTTTGTATTTAGCCCAATCATCCACAAGCACATCTCCGGGTTTCATATAGTTGCGTTTGTCTTTGGAAGCACAACAAATCATCTTTGTTCCCGGAAAATGCTTTGCACCCCAACGAAGCTTCTGTGGTTCGGCCCAATTGCCAACCGGAAGGCCAGTCAGGATTATAGGATTGTAATGCTTGACTGCCTCATACAGTTCTACGGCATCTGGCATTAGTGGAAGCTTGAAATAAAAGTCTGGATGGCTATGAAGGTCTACCCAAAAGCGTTTTGTGCCGTGATTTGCTTCATGCTTTCGGGGATGACTCCCAAACGTCTCCTCGAAATAAGTATCGAAATCTGCCAAAACCCCATCACAATCAAGAAACAGTTGTCTCATTTTCCTCCTAGTCCCACCAAGTTCTGAGATGCTTCGAAATTAAAAGACCAAGCATGTCGGCGTCTTGTTGGGCTATTTCTTCAGCAAAGATTGCCCGGTGATTTTTAAAGCTTTTATACCTTTTCTTGGCATTTTCGTGGTAATAAGAACTCTTTCGTAATCGGTGGCAAAGATGGGCCGCAATTCTTAGACGTTTAGAAGTCTTGAATCTGTTCGTCGTAAATCCATTTTCTAAACAATCTGCCATATTTCGGAATTTAAATTCCATAATTCTGAGCAAAAACGCATAATCCCAATCAAAATCGTTCCAAATTACAGGAAGCCATCGAATCAGATTTCGAGTTTTGTAAGCTACGTTTGAAAAAATTGTCTTCATTCCGGCATCTCCATTGGTTCGTCTTCAGCAGCTTTGGCCTCTAGGACGCGCTGGACGGCTTCGGAGGCTGCTGAGGTAAGCTGAGAGCTAGCGGACGCAATTAGGGCCGTTTCCGCTTCAGCCTTGGCCTTGTTTTTCTCGGCAGCGTATAGCCTGTCCGATACCGTCTCAACAAAGTCTTTGGCGGCGTAGGGTCGGCTTCTGTCGTCCAGTTTCTGGAAAAAGTCTACAAAGACGGCCATAAGTTGTTCAAAACTATAGTCTCCCTCAGACAGAATATCGGCTAGCTGTTCCTTCTGGAAGGCTTTGAATACTATATCATTATGTGTGTATAGGGCGACCTCCCTGCTGAACTGTTTGATAATCTGGTTTTCAGAAGACTCTGATTCCAAAGAACTTTCATCTCCAAACAAGTCTAGGGATTCTTCCAGAAACCGAGCAATGGGCTTACGAAGACCGTCATGCCGGTGCTCTTTGGCCCAAGCTTCGAAGGTCTTGGCTACTACCGACCCCTTATATTCAGCATCCAGAGTGCGGAGATGGAACTTGTTATCTTCTGATAGGTCTGGATACGTTTTCAGAATCTTCCTGCAAATCATCGAAATGAGTTTTTCTGATTTCATGTCCGTGCCTTCTGTTTCTAAAAAGTCATGTTGCAAATCTTTGCTTTTCTCATGCTTCTCTTTACTTCTCTTTACTTCTCTTAGCATCGTTTGCATCGGTTTGCATCGGTTTGCATTATCTTCTTGAAAAGAATGGTTTTCTTCTTCCTCTGTATTTTCGGATGCATTTGCATCGGTTTGCATCGGTTTGCACCATCTTGCATACGCAGCCTTACGTCTTGCTTCAGAAACTCCTCCCCGTTTGCTAAGAATTCGATTCCAGTCTTCTTCCACTCTCTTTTGAACGAGAACGTTTACCCCGTCGATTTTAACCGGGATAAAAAAAGACCGGATATCTTCCTTCATGGCATTCCACTCTTCAGGAGAATCACAATCCGCTAGTAATTCAAGTTCGGCATCGTTGTCAGGCAAATAGGGGCGCGTTGAACAAAAAAAGGCTTCATGCAACAGCATGACGTAGCTCTTTCTGGCAGAGGAAGTTAGTCGCCGCACCCGAGGGTCAGCCATAAAATGTTCATGGTTCCAAGGTTGGTAATCAGCTTTTGTATGCTCGTTTCTAGGCATTTTCTCCCTCGTTGTGCCATTCAGACGAGCAAGGGTAAATTCCTTCTCCATCAGACTCTGGATATCGTTCTGATTTAACGCAACTCAAGTAATCAGGGCAACGTATTCCTTCCGTAACCTCCCTGCTCCAATGGTCTACCATAAAGCATGGGGTTCCATAGTAATACATTATTCATCTCCTAAATCCCCGAGCCAGTCGTCGTCTACTGTTTCGGCGGGTTTTATTTGAATTAACAGTTTATCACGAATCTCAGAATTTTGCAAGCAGTTTCCGCGCTGTTCGCACCAAACGCAGTTTTGCTTGGGAAATCTCACCCCCGCACCAGTTTTAGGGAAGAAACTTCTATCAGCCGCTGCCTTAGCTTCCACAATCTGACGGCCAACTATCTTTCCTTCTTCAATAACGTCTTCTTCCGGGATGCGAACCGCTACGAATCTGATTCGTTGCTTCGTTAGAATAGACGAATCCACCGTAGATATTTTGCCTTCGGTTTTCCACTCTTCTAAAAGCTGTTCTTTCTTCTCCGTAGAACCTTTGCCTTTTATTTCTGATATGGCTTTACTGAAAGCTTCAGCATTTTCTGCCGTTGCGATAAGTACTTTTGTTTCTTGAATTTGGACTACCTCTGCTTTATCAAGAGGCTTCCAGTTCTCAAAACTTTCTAATATCGTTACTCCCGTTCCCTTTTCAAGCCCCGGCTTCATTCGATGAAACCAAAGAAAGCCAACATCCCGAATACCTGATTGCCAAGCGTAACGGCGAAGTTGAGGGTCAAGCTGTATCAGGTCAGGAGTAGCATCCAGACCTTTGCCCGACGACTTGATATCAATTATCAAGGGTCGATAGGCAGAATCAGCAGGAGCTTTAACAGTAGGCAGCAAACGATGGTTCCAAGGAGCGCGGCTCAACATATCCACGAATCCTTGGTCTTCTATACCAGATAGGGCCGTTCCGGGGAATACTTCTTTTTTGTAATTTAGCTGAAATTCAGGGCGAACTATAGGTAAAGAAGGAACCATGACTTCATAAAGGTGCATTAGTTCAGACCCTGCTTTGTATAAATCCTCCCACGTTCCTTCTTTCGCCTTATACACTAATTCCATTTTCTGGAATTTCAACCAGACCCTTTTAAATTCATCAATCCCTGACTCTGGTTTGTTTCCATTTTGATGAAAGAATTGGATAGCCTCCTCAATTGCTACTCCGAACTTAGAGGCCGCTAGTGTGTCTTTTGAGCGCCAACCCAAAATTCGGGAAAGTTCAAACTTTTTCTGGCAGAAATCAAAAGTAGTGCCCGCAGAGTAGCTCCATGTGTTTATCTCTCGACCTTTGTAATCTTTAAAAATGAAGCTCATGCGAAAATTTCGTTTACCTCTCTTTCTTCTGTTTTGATTTGTAAAAACTCACTAGGTTGTCCGGTGTAGCTTATGAACAATTGGTTCTCCGCTCGGGAGCAGCCTACAAAAAAGGTGTTAGCCTCTTCACGCTTGTCAGTAGACTTCGCGTGTGGGATAACGCCTTCATTCACAGCTACAAAAAACACGGTAGGGAATTCAAGACCTTTTGCCGCGTGGCAAGTAGCCAGAACTACACCTGACCGAGACTTGGAAGCGGCAGAGGCTTTGAAGGTAAAATTAACAAAGTCTTGAATAGTACTGAATCGGGCCGCTATTCTTTCAAGTTCTTTTAAATTCTCAATAGGAGAATTGTCAATAACCTCCTCTTCCAACGATTCAAAAGCATTCAAAGAGGCGAGTACTTTTTGAACAGCTTCTTTAGGGGCGGCATATTTAAGTCTCTGGAGACTTAAGAGAAAATTAACGAGATTACTAACCGCTCTTTGTTGGCTCGACTCAGAAGGAGAATAAGCCAACAAACCGCTCCAATATGTATTGAAATTCTCTGTTTTCTCCTTTAGATAAAAAAGAATTTCTTTTCGCTTAAGGTACTTAGTAGGGTGAAAACTGCCCCTAATAATTTGGTCTAAAGCATAATTGCTTGGAAATAAAATAGACTGGACGTAAGCACACACCGTTCGCACTTCCGGTTGCGCCCAGAATCCCGAGTTATTTATTAGCTTATATTTTATGCCCTCCATATTCAAAGCGTCTTCTATGCTTCGCAACGCGAAATTAGTTCTGGCTAAAACGGCCATCGTTGCTTTAGGGTTAGCCTTGGCATGAGTTACTACGGACATAGCCTCGTCGGAAGAAGAAGCGTACTTGGTGATTACAGGCTCAACCCCTTCGGTATTGTCCGTATAGAAATTATCTGGCTCAGGAGCGATTGTGTTTAGATAGGATACAATGGCCTTCGTGCTCCTATGATTCTTTCGCAAACTAAGTTTTTGAACAGTAGGGAATAGCTCTTGTATATTCTGGAATAGCGAAGAATCTGAACCTCGAAATCCAAAGATGCTTTGGTTGCTATCTCCTACGAAATAAAGATTTTGATGTTTTTCTGAAATGAGTTTAATTAGCTTGTAGTCTTGGGCGCAGCAATCCTGCGCTTCATCTATCATGATGAATTCCCAAGAATACTTATCTCGGAGTTCTACAGAGTTTTGCAAGAGAATAATGACTTCGAACAACATAGCATCGAAATCGAGTAGCTTGGCTTCTCGCAAAGAAAATTCATAGTATTTGTAAGCCAAAGCATACAATTGATATTCTCCTGCTGCTTCTGCTTCTTTTACTGCTTCTTTGGGAGATACCCCGTTCCGCCGTTGACGGCTTATATAGCCCCTTAGACGTTTGAAGTCCACTTGGTATTTGGTAGCGGCGGTTGAAATAAGTTTATTAGCTTGTGATTCAGTTGCTAAGGGAAAGTCAGCAAGTTTGAAACTAAAATTATCTTTCTCTGCGATGCAGATAGACAAGCAAAGAGAATGGAAAGTAACGAAACCGCAGAGACGTTCCATTTTCTGGACTTCTCCTGCTCGTTCGCGCATGTTTTTAGCGGCGTTAGCGGTGAAAGTCAAGCCCAGAATCTGGTCTGGGCTTGTCCCTTCCGATGCTAACCTCTTATATCGCTCTACTAGAACAGAGGTTTTACCCGCTCCCGCAGTAGCCCTAACCTGCCAGATTCCGCGTCCTGCATTACAGGCAGCTTGCTGTTCCGGGTTCAGAGCTATTGCTTTTGGAAGTGCTTTCTTTTTCGGCATAACCCTCTCATGTGTTGGTTTTAAACAAGGTATTCTTTCTCGATATCCTAATAGTCTTCCCTTGCTTTTTCTATAGCTTCATAAACACTAATGCCGTTATAGCCATGCATAATATCAATTGCCAATGTTCGAATTGCCATTTCCTTTTTTAAAGAGAGATAGTCTTTTAAACTAACATACTCTCCCGTTTCGCTTTCTTCCATCGCAGCATACGGCTCCCCATAAAAGGCAGTAAGCAGGGTGCAGTCATACAACTTAGGCTTTGTCATTTTCTCCTCCTTCAAAGAGAATTTTTGATTCAGCGGGTAAAGTCTTGAATAGTATTCTCATATTTTCCTTCCTATAAAAGAACATTATACCGCGATATGGCTTAATTCGTTCAAACATCGGAACTTTGTACCATTGATTACTTTTTCCCAATCAACATGATAGTGCCCGAAGACCCATAGCTCCGGTTGGTGGGCCTCGAACATCGCTTGTAGAGCATCTCCGGTGCGTGTTCTATAAATCTGCCTATCGGATTTAAAGCCCGGTAAAGCAAATCTATTCAGCACTTGCTTGGCCACACTGTAGGGGCATTCGTGAGTCAACATAATCTTTGGTTTGGCGTCAATATAGGCATCTAACGCAGCATTAAGGGAAGCTATAGACAGTTCTTCGTCTGCCCACCAGCTTTTGCCTTCAATCCGTAAATCTTTGTCAATAGACCAAGCCCCCGCTACGAAGAAGAAAGGGGCTTCTCCCTTTAGACTCACTAATCCATAATCCCCGAGACAATTGCCATAGGAGTTGGCTACTGCGGGGTTGTCATGATTGCCACGAAAGAAATAATTATCTCCCTTGATAGTTGGGTTTCTTCCGTTAGGAAACCCAACCCCCATGTCTCCGATTTGGACTGTCGTTTCTCCCTTAAATCTATGGCAAAGCAGCCCATATTGGTCGAACAATCCGTGCACATCTCCAATGACTCGCATCTATAAGCCTCCAAGGCTAGAAAGGAATATCGTCGTCCGTGATATCTACTCCGTGAATGTTTTCAACCTCTTCTACCGGGGTAGAGGGTGCATAGGTTGCTCCGTTATTCTTATCTCCTCCTCCGAGAAGAGTAAGTTCGTCTACAATTATTTCGGTTTTATACCTCTTTTGCCCAGATTGTTTATCATCCCAAGAACTGGTCTGAATTTTTCCTTGGATGAACAGTTGGGTTCCCTTTTTGACATAATCCCTGATGACTTCTGCGGTTTTGCTAAAAGCAACAAGGTTATGCCATTCTGTTTTGTCTACCCATTCTCCAGAAGAATCCTTCCTTCTTTCTGCTGTTGCCAGAGAGAAGCTAGCTACGGTTGTGCCCCCAGCTGTAGAACGAATCTCGGGGTCTTTTCCAACATTCCCAAGCAAGAACACTTTGTTTACGCCTTTAGGCATTTACGGTTTCCCTTTCTGTGATAAATTCATTTGCTGCTTCTTTTCCTTGAGTAGATAACTTTTCTTCTATCTCATTCAGAATCTCATGGCCAACTTCAACAGGAATGTCGGTTGACTTTTTCGCTCCCGTCTTCTTTAAAAGATACTCCCCGAGAAGCTTTTTGTCAAGCCCCGCGTCTATTAAGGAGCGGGCGCGTTCCCGTAAAGTTTTTGCAGCGGGTTTTTTCAAATCTGCCGATTTAGTGTCTTTAGCAGAGGCGTTAGGACGAGGCTCATTTGTAGGAACAGCAGGAGTGTTATTAACTTCTGGTACAATTACTGTTTCAGGAATTGGAACGGCTTCCGCCATAGGCTTCTCTGTTTTGGTTTCTGGGGAAGTTCCAACTTCCAGATTATCTTCTCGCTCAAACTCTTCCACAATGTACATGGAACCTAGTTCTTCACCGAAGGCAGCGCGGCGGCTAGCGGCTTCAGCGCACTTAGCCAGTTGCTCTGGGCTTCGTCGTTTCCACATCGAAGTCAAGTTTCCGTTCCCATCAAGAACAGCGTAGGCATCAAACCGGCATACAACCTCAACAGGTTCTTGAAATCCTTTACGGAAGATAGGAACAGCGCAAGCCCACGGTTGGCGCGGCAACTTGGCGTTCTGAGAGTCAGGAAGGGGAATCTCAGACACAATTGTTGGCTCGTTATTGGAATCCAGATAATAAAATTTTGCCTTTCCCATACCAGCGTACTCGCCTGTCCGCTGGCTCACCAATCGAAAGGCATCAATGGTTGTAACACGGGTAAGCTTCTTAGAGAACACAGAAGTCTTCAAATCAGCGTCATAGGTTTTGGTGGAGCGAAGTTGAAACACAATATGCTGCCCCGGAATCAAATTCCGACGTTTGCACTCCGCAATGGCTAAATTGAACTGCGCTTCGGTAAAGCCTTGAAAATATTCAGCTTTAAATCCTGCGAGTTCTTCTGGTGAAAAGTCTAGCGCGTTCATAAATCTCCTTTTTGCCAATTGATTAGACGTTTTTTTACACTCCGAAAACGTCTAAGGGTTTGTAAACATTTTCCATTTCCCGGAGAAAAAGTGAATACTCTTAGCGTTGAACTTCGTCCTAAAAAGCTATCGGAAGTCATAGGAAATAAGACAGTTGTAAACTCGATTACGGACAACATCGAAAAAGGAATTGTTCCTCGTGCGTTTATGTTCTCTGGCCCTCCGGGAACTGGTAAGACCACTCTTGCTAAAATTCTCAGTCGGGCGTTGCAAGGGCCGGATTTCACGGAGGAAGACCCAATCGACTTGCTTGAAGTAAACGCAGCAGATGATAACAGCGTGAGCAATATTCGAGAGCTAGTAGGCTGCTGCCGATATCGTCCAGTTTCTGGAAAGTATCGGATTGTGATTCTTAACGAAGCTCAAGACCTTACGCCGCAAGCGCAAGAGGTATTGCAAGACCCTCTTGAAGAGGAAAATTCTTCAACCATCTGGATACTAACAACTAAGAACCCTTCGAAAATTGACCAAGCCGTACAGGATAGGTGCAAACACTATAGGCTAGAGCCTCTGGACGTTCAAGACACCATTGAACTCATCAATAGGGCTTCCAACAAACTTGATATCGCGTATGACTCGAATTTTGTCGAGTACGCTTCGAGCAACAATTTCTGTGCCCCACGAGTGCTGCTTCAGGCTTACGAGAAATATGTTTCAGGCATTCCGCTGGATAAGTGCTTTGCTTCTTCTGTGCATGAGCCGTTGTATCGGGATGTTGCCGCCTCTGTAGTTAGAGGGGATTGGGGCAAATGCAGCAAACTTCTGTTACAAATTCCTGTAGCAGATTCTCGCGCTCTAAGAGCTATGGTGTCTTCGTTCTTTCGTACTGCGTTGCTAAAACAAGAAGCAGGAACTAAATCGGACGCCATAGCAGATTGCCTTTTAAATCTTGGAACTCCGTTTGAAGATGGAATTGCATATTCGACTACGGTAGCGGCTTTTTACACCGCTTGTCGTAGGATTAAGAATGCTTCATAAAAGCTTTGCAACTTAGATGGGCGACCCGTCCTGCCAATGTGCAGTGAACGGGTTTTTTTCTGTTAGCAAGTCATAGAAGAGTTGTTGGGCGCGAAGGTAATCGCGGGCAGAATCATCCGGTTTTACCAACACGTTGAAAATTCCTTGAAGTTCAATAAGCTTTTGTCTCTGGTCGTTGGTCATTAGTTTCCTTCCTTTATATAAACATAATTGTGGTCGTTTTTAACAGCTAATTGAGCCATAGGAACAAGCCACGTAAGATTAGGAATCACAGGCAAAAACGACAGATTCTCTACTCTAATTAGCTTTACCTCTTCTACTTCCGCAGAGTAAACAGATTCTAAATCGCCCTTCCCAGCAAAGAAATATACAATGCTGTCTCCAGATTCCAGAGTAGCGTAATGCGTCCATTGGGACGCGGCGGTGTCCACCCCCGCTTCCTCTTTAAATTCTCGAACCATAGCATCTACGGGAGTTTCGTTAATTTCAATTTTACCGCCGATGCCATTAAGCTTACCCTTTTGCCAAGCAGGTTTTTGCTTTTCAATTAGGGCAACAATAAATAAATCTAGGTAATGAAACATAAATCCAGCTACGTATTCCTTTTTTCTCACGCTAATCCTTTCTGTATATAACATCGGAGTAAGCTGCCGCCTGTAGGGGCAGAGTTTTATCTTTCATCCAATCAGGAACGATTGACATACACCGTTCGATATCCCCTTCTTTGAAGGGAGAAGATAAAGGAACTATTCCTACAATTTCATCATAAGTATGCCCTGCAATTTCAATCCCCGCCTTGTCAATCGCCTTCATTCCGTTTACTAGAATATCGCGTGCAATCGCTTGGTCTGCGTTTTCCAGAAACTTATGACCCGCTGTAGATACTCGACCCCAAATAGGCTTGTTCATTAGCTTGCCGTCATAAGTAATTTCCATGCGTTTGTTGTCTTTAGTGCTCCAACTGGACTCTTCGATTCGAGGGTTCAGGTAGTGCAAGGAGCGCCCCGAGGGTAAGAGCATTTCCAGAACCTTATCAGAGTGGCACTTAAACGAAACAATAGCCTCTGAATAAATCGGTCTTCCCTTCTCTCGAAATCTTTCTTCTTCCGTTTCGCTGTTAGGAATACCAACCCCGAATATCTTGCCGGGGTTTCTAACAGCGCGGAAAGCGGAACGCTCGAAATCACGCCAAGCCCATACAACCTCTGGATACGATTCTCGAAAAACAGACACAGACAAATCCGCGTCTTCTTTCGAAAGCTCGATACCCATAGCACGAGCGTAAGCCATCAAGCCTGTCCAAGACTTAGTTCCGTTCTCGTCAATCGTTTCCTCTCCGGCTCGTAGTCTGTATCCGGCTCCAAGCACCGCAGGTTTGGCAATCGTTCGTTTTGTCTTGTCTCCTGCATTGTATTCTGCCAATAGTTCCTCGTAAGGCTGTTTATAAAGTCGGGTAGCAAAGTCAAGATAAGGGTCTTTCCCTTGTTCGAATACGTCTCGAATAGCTTTGCATCGGCAGATATAGGCCAGTAGAATATTTTCAATAGCTTTGAGGTCACTAACTAGTAACTTATGCCCTTCTGGGGCACGAAACGAGGGACGTATAGTAGACGATACAACTTCCAAAGGATTGCCGAATTCCTTTACGATAGCCTCGTAGTCCACTTTCTGGACAAGTTCTACGGCAAGTTCAAGGCGTTTCTCAACCTTCTTATCGGGCTTGGGGAGATTACCTACGTTTGCCCCATGAGCCGCCCATCGTCCAGTCCTAGCGGCCCCCATAAAAGTATATTGATGCCTGAGTCTTCCGTCTGGACTTACGAGTGAACCCACAACAGCATACTTCTTGATAGAAGCTTTAGAAGTTTGACCGCGAATAGTAAGAGCTTCCCTAGCTTTCTCCGATAGTTCACACTCTCCGTTCAATGCTCTGGCTACATAAACTTTATTTACACTGTCGAATCGGTATCCGTGGGTTTGAAGCCAAGGCAACAGTTGGTCTACCGAATTAGGATTTTTTAGTCCTGTGACTTCAATGAGCCTTTTGCTAAGGCGGGCCATTTCAATCTCAATAATCTTAGCGGCCCCTTTTACTACAGACAGGTCTACAGGCCATCCAGTTTCATTGATTTTTTGGTCAAGATACCAAGTTTCCCATTCGTGCTGCGGCATAGGGTATTTGGACAGAATCTTTTCAATGGTGCGCTCGGCAACAACGTCCTGTTTGCAGTATTCCCCGAACAGTTCCCAATCAGCAGGGTCGGTATTCCAATCGCAAAAGCCAGCGGCGGTATGACCAAACATACCCTCCTGAGCGGGTACGGCAGGGAAGCAGAACTTGGAAATAAGATTCGAACCTGCCTTGATTTTTGCCTCGTCTTCTCCCAACCCTAGAATTTTGCCCGCTTCAATCAACTTGCCGGGAAGACTCATATAACGGGCAGAAGCCATCGTGTCCCGCCATTCCTCAATAGGCTTGTCGATTCCGAGAATTTTTTTGCTTACTCCCCTTTCAACAGCCGCGTTCCATGCCACTGCCGTAACCCAAGGGTCTTCCAATGCCTCGCGTAGTTCAGCGGGCGGGTCAGGATTCTTGTGCGGCTCCCAAAGCTTAGGCTTATGGTCGTTTTCGGCGTAAGCGCACATCAACACCCTAGTCGTAGGGTTGTCGAGAATATTAGCAAGACCGACTATCTCAAGGTCAGCCTCGCTAGCAAATTCATAATCGAGATGGAAAAGAGTTTCAATCATTTTTGGAAAAATTCTATTTTCAAATTTCCTTCCTGCATCTGTTTGACTTCGACTTCATAGTTGCGGATGAGGAGTTCGCTTTCTTTGCCACGCTGGTTCCCCTTGCAGGAAACCATCCGGCTTGCCTGCACCTTTTCGATTTGAAAGTCCTTATACAGCTTGCGGACGAATGGGGTATCCGAGTTCGACAACATGAAGAAACACCCGGATTTGTGGAGTTTAGCGCAGAATGCAGCCAAGTTCTCGTGGTCGGAATCCCCAAAGCCACTCCCGTCATAGCTGCTGTACAGCTTGTGGTAGGGAGGATCGAGATAGTAAAAGTTCTTTTCTCGAACTGGGACATGCTCAAAACTGTGCTGCTTTATCTCTGCCGTCTGAAGTTCACGCGAGGCCGCTCTAAGATTCTCTTCATCCAGGATTTGCGGTTCTGTGTAGGAACCCATCGGCACGTTGAACGCTCCGGCCTTATTGACGCGGTACAAACCGTTGTAGCAAGTCTTGTTAAGATAGATGAAAAGCGCAGCTATTTTGGTCGGGTTATCCTCGCGAGCAAGCTTCAATCTCGCTGAAAGGTAGGATTTCTTGTCGTGCTTTGAGCGCAGCGTTTTGAGTTCGGCGATAACGCCGTCAACATCGTCTCTCACAGCCGTATAGGTCAGAACCAGCGAAAAGTTTACGTCCGACAAGTAGGCTTGCTTCGGGTTGACGGCATAGAAAAGAGCAGCCCCCCCAATGAACGGCTCGCAATAGGTGCCATACTCGGTTGGCACCCGTTCAAGCAGTGCAGGCAGGATTGACCGCTTGCCGCCTACCCACTTGACGAACGGGCGTGCGATCACGGTTTTTGTATCAGGGCGATTCTCGTCGGCAATGGCGTTCAAAACTTCATCGAACTCGGTACTCAATTCCGGCCTCCTTTAGCTTGCGTTCGAGTTCCTGTATGCGCTCCAAGGCTGCAAGAAGCTGGTCTTCGCGCTCCCTGCGGACTGTGAATTCTCCTGCATAGCCCCGCTCAACCCCTCTAGGCCAATGCTTGCTGGCTTGAACGGGATTCGGCAAT